GAACCGCTAGAGCCAGCACTAACAGAAAGAGATAACCGATTCTCACTAATAGTAACGGTGTTATTACTTTCTGTAATTTTAACCACATTAGCTATAGGCTGCGTTATGATGATTTTGTTTGCCATCACTCAGTAACCTGTGGCTTGACTTTGAATTTCCCTTCAATGATTCTTTCTACGGAAGAGTCACTGTGCACTAGTTCTAGGTCATACACTCCCTGGTTAAAGGTCATTGCATCAGTAGTACTCGAAGGAATAGTCAGAGTGAACTTGCCGATATCGTCTCCTGATTGTGTAGGAATATCGAAGTGAGCTAAATACCCTGTGTCTGCAGTATCGTTACTAGTAGCCCGATACACAAACTCCGTGTCTGTAATATGGTCTTTTACAGCCATACGCACCCTAGCACCAGTTAAACTGATTCCTGCATTAGAACTGTTCTTATACACAAATGTGACCTCGTGCTGAGATCCCTGCTCTACTATGAAGTTGTATTTACCAGATGCCATTACAATACATATTCAAAAACGTTTGGTTTGCCCCTACCGTTATTCTCAATAACTGTATAACCTGGACTACTATTCCAACCATTACTCTCTGAGTAAAAGTTGCCTGTAAATAAAGGTGCTACAGCAATTTGGCGGTAGTTTGCTTGATCTACGAGTTTTTCTTCTATAGTAGAGTATACTCTTTTTCCTTTGCGGGAATGCCAATGGCCTCCTAACATAACATTGTACATACCCTGCTTTCCATGCTCCCAAAAAGCCTTACCTAAATCACCTTTAGATATGTTGTAATGATTGTGGGTAAGCAGGTAGAATATACCGTCTACTTCTATTCCTAAAAGTAAAGGATGATGCTCAATATTTAAAGCAGTGTTTTCTTGCAGCATATAAGCAAGAAGTGACGCCACAGAACCTTGAGGGTCTCCAGTTAGTTTTGGGCTTGTCCTGTCGTGGTTTCCACTAACTATAGCAACCCTGACGGCATTATTTAAACTGGTCAAAAAGCGTTTGAGGATCGTATACGCTGTAATCACTATGTGCGAACCGTATCCATCCTTTTCTAACTCTTTCCAAGTTGATTCGTGGTTAATACCAGTAAAGGATTCTATAAAATCTCCTAGCAAGCATACCGTAACCTTCTTGTATTTGTGAGTATTTACGTTAGTAGCAACCTCTTGTAGTCGTGACACTACATCCTTAGTACTGAAGCTAGGGGTATTCCCTATAGCGTCTACTTGTGCACCTATGTGAAAGTCGCTAAGAACAAGCACACACTCGTTTGTACCTGGTTGAGTGTAAATCTGAAAACCATCTACACTGGTATTCAAGTCCTCTTTGATTCTTGCCCAATCAACAGTTGACACTTTGGGCGTTAAGTGAACTTTTACCTGATAGAAGGTTTTAGAACCTGTTTTTGTCGGAGCATCCCAACTGTTACAGGTATAGCGTTCTACTTCCCAAACATTTAAGTCTACTTTAAAGTGCTTTATAGCTTTATCTAAAGAGTCTATTTGCTCCGGTCCCTTGTAGGTCAGTACAGCATCTTTAGAAGATAGTGATTTACCTGTACAGGATTTAGGGCCGTTGCGTAACTCTCCTATTTTTCTACGTAAAGTTCGGTGACTTAAAGAAAGGGTATCATAATCTAGCAGAATAGTAGACGCAATCTCTGAATGAGATTTTTCTGAATACCTGTTACAGTAGTCGGCTATTATTTCTTCTAAGCTCATGCTTCAGAAATACTATACCTTATTTTGATTCGGTCTACAGGAAGAGTAGACCACAATATATTATTCCTAGCAAAAGTCCAAGAACCTGTACCTAGAGAAGACGACGTTGCTGTAGTAATGAAATTAGTTTGATTCAGTTCTAGCGTAGGGAACAGATCAATTTCGTAGTCTGAAGCTGTAATGCCTTCATTAGCAGTAAACGTAATCGTTATTGTCTCTGCAGCATCGTCTGGATCCCAATGGTTAGGGGACACTGACAAGGATCCAACAGTAGCTAAATCCACCGGGGTGTCAGATACAGCTTCAAAATATATAAGATTACTTACTCGTTGGGATACCCAGCTAGTTTTAAAATACAAATCTCTGTCTACAGTAGCAGGTAGTGTTACTGCAGTAGAACTCATAAATCCACCGTTGTCAGGTACAGAAATGGAAATGGTTTCGCTGACTTCAGGAACCCCACTAAAATCTGAAGATGTGTAACCCTCTACCTTAATGGTGCTGTTATATACCTGAGAATACAGGCTGTAATAGATAAAGCCGGATGACGCAGGCTCATTCAACCGGAAGTTTACTACGTCAGACGGCTCAAAATCTACAGTAGTAGTAGTAGTACTATTAACCCAAACACTTGCTGCAGAAAGAGTAGCGGTTTGATTCGATGTAGGTAGAGTAAGAGTATTCTTTGCCTCTAGGACATAAAATACCAATGCTACTGTACTATCAAAGTCGTCAGACAGATTGACGCTAGAAACATATGTGCCATTTGCTTGAAGCGAAGTAAAGTCTAGACTGTGTGTAGAGACAGTGGAGCCATTTGACACCAGAACCTTTGCAGTAAGATCTGCTAATCCTTTCTTTTGCCCAGAATAGCTAGGGCCACTGCTAAGTGTTTGGAAGCTGTAATCAGTGGTTACAGGGGATATAGAAAACCCTACTTGATTATTAGGAATGAGCGGATTGTACTCAGATGTGTATAGCGTAACATTCAAGTGTTTAGCCGCACCTAAGCGAAAATCATAGGTTCTCCCTTGGTGAAGCAGGGTGTCAGCAACCGCGAGAAGGCCATCATTATTTAAATCTCCTAATGGAACATCTGGGAATGTTGTAACCAACCCTACAGAATCAGATGACTCTAGAGTTCCTAACGAATATGGTGACTCGCTGTACCCTAGCTTAACGGCTTGAGTGATAGCACCAGCTAATGCTGTAGTCACGGTGATTACTCCTGAATATGTATTCGGTATAGTAAAGGAGAAATCAGCATCATTATCCTCGGCATTTACTAAAACAATATTTGATGCAGAGTCTCCATATTGAGTGCTGATTACTGCATTAACCTCATATCCTGTTATTGGAGATAAGTCAGAAACACCGATAACCTCAAACGTTATAGTTCCCCCAGGAGAATATGTTGCTGTAGTGTTTTGGTATGTAGTAAAATTACCATCATAGTACACCACATCGTAAGTGACGACAGGAGGGGTGTAGTCATCAAAGCCTGGATCTTCGGGGTCGTCTACATAGCCGTTTTTAGCTGTGTAGAGGAGGGTATTAATAAAGAAATCTTGCTTATCACAATCCCTATGCAGATCATACTCTGCCTTAGCAATATAGATTGCAGATGCGCCTGAGAAGTACTCATCTAGAGCAACATTCAGGTCTGTAGTAGTATCGTAGTCAGCAGGTAAGAAAAACATTAAGAACAGCCGCAAATACAGGTGCAAGAACTTCCGGTACAGATGTTAGACATCAATGTGACTTTTCGTTCTGCTGCTGTATAACGGGCTGCATTAACATCAAGTTGTGCACCTGTTCTAAGTGACACTAGCTCTTGCAGTGTCTGTAATTGCTGGGTCTCTTTACACTTATCGCATGAACTAGCTAAATAAGTGTCGAGCTTGGTAGAGATGCACGTATCTATAGTAGCTAAGTACAAAGTGTACTCGTCAAAACTATAGGTAGTGCCTCCAAATGAGTAGTCAACTTGAAAACGATAAAGACCGTCCGGAAACGTACTGGTAGTTATCGAGGGAACTTTGGACGGAGTAATCTCTAACGGATTACCCCAAGGTTGGGCTAGAACATAATTGTATCCTGCATTAGATACAATCGCTTGTTCCTCAGCAGCATTTGCTCCTGTAGAAGTGTCTAACAGAGTTTCTTCCTCAGGAACAGTATGTCGACTTGGAGTATTGACCTTAAGAAGTAAATCTTCACGTGCCGTGGCGTTAGGGGTGTGATCCTGTAATTGGAACACACCCCCGACAACCTTAATTCTCCAATATCCTGTAGCCATAGTTTAAGGCTTATGCCAAGAAGGTATCCAACGTACCGTTCAAAGTAGTGTTAGAAGCAAGGGTATACAAAACAATCTCGTGAATGTCTGTACGGTCCCCATGCGTCTGCTCTACAAACAAACAAGTCCGATCGTATGTATAGGCTCCAGTAACAACTGCAGGCTTTACTACGTTGGGTCCAGCAATGTTAGTCACACCTTGAATAGGAAGAGCAGCTTGAACTTCGGCATTTACATCAGCTGCAGTACCAATAGTAAACTCAGCTGGAGTAGCGTTAGTAACAGCACTAGATGCATCATTAGCTGCACCTCGCATATTAACGTTCAAAGGCATTGTGATTTGAATCACAGTAGTAGCACCACCCTTCTCAGCAGCTTCAACATCTTTGAAGATATCACGCTTAGAAGCATTGATGGCAATAACTAACTGATCAACAGCAGCAGCGTCATTAGCTGCTCCTACTGCTTCAAAAGTCGCAATAGTAAACTTCTCACGGCCTTCAGTAACATTAATCAGCTTAATGTATGCAGAACCATCAGCTTCAATCTTAGGAGTAACCTCCAGGATTTGCTGAGTGCCATTATTGTGATCTTCAATTGTAGATGATTTTACATCTGCTCCTTTAAAAAGCAAAGAGCTTCCTTCACCAGTTTGAAACTGAAAAGTTTTAGCTGCAGAATCAGCAGCATTAATAGCAGGCCATGGTGCACTGCTAACAGTAGCAGTACCATCAACAAAAGCGACAAGTTTACCGGGATCTACAGTTGTAGCAGTGGCGGCGGCGTCATTAGAGACGAGAACAGTCTTAGTATGAGACATTTGTATGTATTAAAGAATTAGAGAATTGTCAATTATGCGACTGTTGCTGCAGTATCTGTAGCTGCAGTTGATACGTTACCAGAAGTATCTGTAATAGTGGCGGTCGCAGTAAGCGTTACAGACGCAGCATAGCTATCGGCGGTTACGCCAGTATTTATTACACGAGCAGTAGTCGCATCAACAGCTACATTAATAGTAACATCTGCTTCTGAACCACTGCTGCTCAGTACAATTGTACCGTTAGCTGCATCAGAGGCAAATGAGCCAGCAAGCGATACGAAGATTGCATCTGCATCACTAACATCATAATTACTAGCAGAAGTCCCTTCCGCATCACTTGCAAATGCAACTGAAGTAAACGCGGCCGGAGCAGTTAAGTCAACCACTGCACTGCCGAACATCTCTTCTAGCACCTCAAGTAAGTTGCTGTCACCTTCGTCATCAGCAATACAGATCCGCACGACTTCGTTCACTTTGCGGCGATTTGGAAGTGATTTTTCAATTTCGACAGTATAGATGCTGTAGTCAAGCCCTGTGCCAGTAGCAGAAGCAGGCACTACAATTGGAAACTCGTATTGATTGTAAGCACCCGCACTGATATATGCACGAGTCTCCAAATCAATGACATTTGATTGTTGGCCTAAGCGCCCATTGTTATCGCCAGAGACACTAACAGTTAAAGCGTCGTCACCAGTTACAACTACATCGCTTCCACGAGGAGTCACTGTGATAGCAACGTCTGATCCACTAACAGCCATTGTTACGTTCTTAAAACGCTCTGTATCAGAACGTCCTGCGAAGTTGGCTACTATTTCGGTAGCGTTTTTGCCTGTCACGCCTAAAACATCGTATAACTCTACGCCGTTTTTTGCTTCTAAACGAATAGAGTTCATGGATGCCACGATATTACCTACTGTAATAACTTGATTAGTACCGGCATTTGGCTGAGAGAACTTGATATTTTTAATATCACTCCGCAAAAACTCTGTACTACTTAACGTGGCTAAACTTCCATCAGGTTGAGTATGAGCAGCAGTAAGCTTGATAAGACCATTTAAGGCTCCAGAAGAGTTACCAGCAATAACAGCTCCATCATGCTGCACAAATAGCTTCCCATCAGTAGCCGCATTTGCAACACTTGTGGCTAAGCAGTTTGCTGCAGTAGAGTCGATGTCGCCGCGTACAACAAGAGTAGTTTCAGTAAAACTCATTATTCAGATTTTGATTGTTCAATCGAATTTGTTTGGTATCTAGGAGACTCAATAGCCTCTATAATATTCTTTACTGCTAGGTCCACAATCTCTTGGTGAGTGTGGGTTGCAAGCTCGCAATCTAGGGACGAAGATAGGTTAATCTGTACCGGATTGCGAATATAGTCGACGAATACCGTTTTTAATATATACTTTTCGCCATCCTGGAAGACTCTTATTTCGTCATCATGGATGAATCCAGAAGGTGCTACTTTGCTGGGTTTGGCGAAAGGATTCTCTATATGAGAATACATTTGATCTTGCTCTACTATACGAAGTTCCCGCTTAACTAAACTATCTGACGTGCTAACTGCAGTCTTACAATTATTAGTATGAAACTCTATTCTAGCATTGATTAAAAACATGTAGTCTACCGGAAGGTCGAAGTTCACAAACTCCAAAGCAGAGTTTGGAACAACGCCATCCGTGTAGTCTACCGTAATAACTAAGCGCAGGTCATCAACACGTTTTTGCAACTTGCTGAATCCGAGCTTTTTGCTATCAAATACAGGTGCCAAGCGATGCTTTATATATCGATCCTGAGCGCGGTTTAACCAAAAGTCAACCTCTTCAGGAAGGAAGTAATCGTAAACTGAGGATGCTACCTTTTGCAATCCCTGGTCTACGGCATAGTGCATCTCTTGTACAGTCATTTATGCGTAAGCCTTTAGTTTGGCTTTTATAGAAGTTAAAACATTGGAGTTCTTCTTATCCTTCAAAAACAAAATTGCTGCCTCCATAGAGTCTCCTAAAGATACATCTCCGTCGAGTATTGTATTCCCTACTTTTCTCAATACTTCTGTAGTCAGGCATTCGTTAATCAAAGACGTCAAGTCTAAGTTTTTATCTGTAACGATATCTAGGAAGTACTGAGGGTTGTCCTCAAGAAGTTCTTCTAACTGCAGCTCCTTCTCCTCAGCTTTTAAGTCTTTTGGTTTGTATCCATAGATAATAAGAACCTTGTCCATACGGTCAGAGTTGTCAGAAAGCTTGATATACTCCTTGTAAGCACTCTTACGTAAGTCTAAGCCCATCTTAGCCTGCTTCAGCTCTCTGCGGTTATCAGACAAGTAATACTGATGCTTCTTACTAGCAGACAAGTCTTCTTCATCCTGCACCACATATGGGTGGGCTAAAGCAAATTTGTAGCGAATAAAATCAGCACGGTTCAAAGGGTAGCCCTCTTCGTCTACTCCAATTTCTAAATCGACACCTCCCATAGGAATTTCCACTGTGAGATTCAGGTAGTAGTCTTTACAGGCTCTACCAAAGTTTGGGTCTTCTGCGCTTACGCCTAAAACTTCTGGCAGCAACTTTCGCTGTTCCGCAAAAGTCAGACCTCTAATGATATCACCGCTTCCGGTGTAAACAGATCCAATACGACGTTTGGCTTCGGTGTAAATGTCATCCGGAAGGTTTGTAGGGTTCGGGCGACGGTTAAGTGTAACTATATGTGACATATCTATTGTAACTAATGGGTTTCTAGGAATGAAAAAGGGGAGAGGGTACATTTCCCTCCCCCCTTTCTCGGTTTTGTAAGTCTAATTAAGACTTAGTGCACTCTAAGTGCAAGCAATTGGTAGCGCGACGAATCGCAACACCACACTCCTTCATGAAGTGGACAGAAGATCCGTCAACATCAGTAGCGCGGAGAGCGTTACCACCAAATCCTGGAGGAACACTAGCACCTGCAACTGCCCAACGAATCAGCTCACGTCCCTTACGAGAAATGTACTGAACATTCTTCTCTCCATCGTATGTGCTCATATCGAGGAAGATCATCCGATAGCTCTCCATAGGGAGACCAGTGACCGGGTGACGATCAGCATTCAACGCACGAGCACCATGGTCAAACAAGGGCAAGTGGCGAACAGTGATGGTATGACCATCAATGTGCTGATAAGAAGTAAAGAAGCCACCAAGCTGCAAGTTGCTTCCGCTTCCGCTGATAAAGCTACCTGGGTCAGTGTTCTTAATGTATTGTCCTGAGCTAATCTCAGACTTCATAGCATTGTCGAACTCTTCCATTCCACCGATACCAGTGAACAGAACGATGTTCATCTGCTGAGCATCGGTAGCTCCATACAGAGCATCACGAACAACAGACTTCAACTTAGAAGCAGTCAACTGAGAGTATGTATCCACGTTAGGAATCTGCTCAAGCACACCAGAACCAATGGTAATTGGCTTGCCGTTGTCATCCTTCAAGTGAATAAGTCCGTTAGCATCACGGTTGTACTGGCTGTACCACAGTGCATACTCAGACTCTTCCTTCCAACGCAACATATGCTGATACTCCTCAAAGTCGTACCACAAGTTGGTTGAGCGTCCACCAACATTGAACTCGAAGTTCACAACGCGATCAGGCATGTTGCCTTCATACGCATAAGACTTACGGATCAAGCTGATTTGGTTACGCATCTTGGAAGGAGCAACCCAATGGCTTTCGTTTCCGCGAGATCCGCTCATTGCAGCTGGAGCATACAATTGAACAAACATCTTGTTTACGAAAGTGTCAGAAGCAGCAGTTGCTGCACCATCGGAAGCAACAAGCTGAACGCTATACTCATAGCCGTCGGCTACGGGAGTAGGGTCATCCATCACACGCACTTGAGTTCCATCAGGAGCCTCCAAGATGTATTGACGCACGAACCAACGCTCAGGGAACGTTAACTTGATCCGGGTGTGGTTTGCACCTTGACCAGATTGTCCAGTACACTCAACAGCCTTGTTCATACGACCCATAACTGGGTAATCGTACTCAACGTCGTTGATGTATTTAGTAGCGCCCATGCCTTCAGTTAAAAAGCTAAGCGGGAAACGCTTGTCTTCTTGACCAGAGAGATGAGTGATAACAGGAGACAGCACATCAGGCTGAGTGAGGAGAGCAGCAGCTAAGCTGTTCTCGTCAGTCATCGAGGAGCTGTTAAAGGTGTCTTCGTATAGACGAAGTTTTTTCAAGTTGTCTGCGGACATGTGTAGTAATTATATAAAGGTTAGAGTAGTTCAGATAAACTGGGCAGCTTATTGCCTTTACTAGAGTTTTGTGTACCACCTTTCATCCGTTTGGAAGCAGGCTGGTTGTTCTGCAAACGCTTCTTGAGATTCTGAGCCTTTTGAGTTGCTTTAACGCCTTGAACTAACTTGTTCAAGTCAAACTTTTTATAGAGTAAATACTCCATAGCCAGTTGAGTTTCTAAATCCATTCCTTCTTGATCAAGCATGCGCTGTGTGCGTCCTTGATTGTCTTTGGCATCACTCATCCAAGAATAAAACTTAGACTTGTCAGATTCAGGAACTGTGAATCCTCGTAGCTCGCCTTGCTTAATAGTATCTTGAATATTGACCCATTGCTGCTGCACTTGTTGCTGATATTGCTCAGCTTCTTTCCTTTGAGACTCAACCACATTTTTGGCTTGGCGCTCTTGAATGACCTTCAATTTAGACAAACCGCGATTAGCATGTTTTTCTAAAATACCTGCATCAATGTAATCTTGAACAGTTTCTGAAATTTCTTCCTCGCTGTAATTCATCATACGCAGATGTTCTTGAACTACTGCACGTTGGGTGCTTACGTCGTCTGCTTCAATTTCTAGGGAGTTGTAATCCACTGTTGGTGAAGAAGCTTGGAAGTATTTTTTGGGGTCGCCGCCGTTGTAGCGAAACTGCAAATACTCTTGAACATCTGGAAACTGAGAAAATACAGAGTCTAGTTGCTCTTTTGCCATCTCTCCCGCTACAGTTTGAGTAAACTGTGCTACTCCATCGTAGTCTTCGGTAAAATCGCCTACTACATCGTAACCCATTTTCTCTTTCAGAACATCGATTACCGTAAGGCTATCTGAAGCATCCTCATCTTCTCGCTCAGATTCGATAGGAGCTTCAGGTGTGTTTTCTGTGTTATCGACTTTTTCAGGTTCTGAAACTTCTTCAGGTTGTTCCGCAACACTTTCTTCTGATACCTCAGCTTCTGGTAAGGAATTCTCTGCTTCTTCAGGTACCGATGATTCGGCTGAAACCTCCTGTTCTAACACCGGAGCAGGCGCTTTGTCATCAATAAGGTTATTGAATGACACTTGGCTTAAATCAAGCTTTATTTCTTCTGACATCTATACAAAAGTATTATTTATACCAATAATTAGGACAACTCTGAATACCTATAAAAACCTGTTTATTATATCAACTTTTTGAACGCGCAGCGTCTACTTTCTTACGTTCTATTTCTAATCTTTGACGATCAATGTCGTCTCGCCGACCATTCCCATCCGCATCGCTGCTCACTTTAGTAGCGACTTTCATTCGTTCCACCTCTAGTTTGACCACGCGGTCTTTCTCGTTTTGGTCTGCCTCAAATGCCTGCTGCTGATTCTGAATCTGTTGTTGAGCCTCAGCTACTTGCTGTTGTTGCTGTTGTTGCATCTCTTGTTGCATCTTCTGAAGCTCTTTTTGCTTTTCGTCTACCTCTTGTAAGAGCTTTTTGACTTTACTGAAGTTGTTACTATCAATAATTTCAGCAACTGTTGCTGGTTGCTGACCATTTTGAGCAAACGCCATAGCCAATCCTTTAAGCTGTTGCAGCTTATCCATTTCACGACTACTGCTTTTGACAAAGACTCCGTACTCAGACTCTTGATACTCTTCGGGATCGATATTGAGCAAGGCAGTTCTTAAATCGCTCGCGACATACGTCATCTTTTTTCCGTCTCTCCAGGCAATCTTGCTTGTGTCTAGCAACCCAGCATACTCACGCTCCATAAAAGCCTCAAACCTTCTAAATATTTCTTCAGAAATAACTGAAGATTGGAAAATAGCGCGTTCGGTAGTGCCAACGCCGTCTGAAGAATTGACCTGACCCTTACGCTGCCTAGAAACACCGACCATTTCTTCCCACTCTGTCTTAATGGCTTGAAGAAGCTGGAACTGGGCAGCGATATATTGCCCCAAAGACATATCCAATACTTGGTACTGGTTAAATGTAACCCTCTCTCTGTTTTTGCCCTCTGCAGTAGAATCAACAAAAGCAAATCCCATGGCATCAGCGTAGTACATGAATTTTTCCTCATCCCAGCCGTGTCGTTTTGGGATAGTATTCATTTCCATAAGCATAATCTTGTCCTTGTTTTTAGCAATGGACAATTCTAAGCGGTAGTGGAAGACATTGTACAAGACCTGGTAGGCCAAGCCCATAGAAATGATAGATATGCTGTCAGAGTGCCTGTTACTGTATACTCTGCCATTGTAGGGCATCTTACACACAGACAAGTTGTTCATTTCGTTGCGTTGCACAACATGGGGATTCATACTGACATAAATGTTATTGTCAATTTGATATCCTTCCCAAACCTCATTTACCCAGAAATATTTTATTTCTTGGCCCTCGTCTTTTTTGTACGTTTCGTCGACCACCATCTCTTGAGGAGATCCCATCTCATCTGTATAGGATAGAATGCCAACTCTAGCAAAACTCTTCCAACAAACATGAAGCACTTCCACCATCCGATCACTTTCGTCATCTTCCGGCTTGTTGACGAACATGCTTTGGTGTCCTCCGTAGCCATCTCTATATTTTCCATGAGGAGCTTCTAAATTGTCGATGTCTTTAGGAGACAGCACATCGTAAAAACGATCAACTACCTCATTTACACTCATAATCTTGCGACGCACAACCCAATCAGCGTCTTCAATGTAGTCCGTATCAGGAGACTTCTCATAGTCGATATCCAAGGGGCTTACGACTTGATAGTCCACATCATTCATGCATACATCCTTATAGGTGTAGCATTCACCGGCAACTAACCAGTCGAAAAACAATTTTTGAATGTTGTCTTCTAGACCGAGCCAGTCAAAAAGATAGTTCAGTGCTTCCTGACCTACAATGGCTCTAGAGTCTCTGTAGTTAGAAAGAACTTGTTCCTGATAGTTCTTAGGGTCTTCTTCTGGAGCGTCAGGTTCTTCTCCTTTAGCTTTGCTCATCTCTGAAACAAAAATCTGTTCCAGATATTCTTGGTACTGCTTCTGCCGATACTGGTCAAATCGTGATTGTATGTCTGCATTGCGAACAACTACTTGGTATGCTTGGGGACGCTTTGCTTTTTCTCCTAGCAGTAAGTCTACGACAGGCTTTAGGATATTATAATTGCGTAATCGCGCAGGGAAGTTCTTCTTAGCCCAAGCCTCGCTATTGTAGGGGTTTGTAACATAGTTGTAATCAGACTCCTGAATATTACCGTTGTAAGCCTCGTAATACTTTTGAGTAGTATGTTTGGTGCTACTACTAAATGCAGACCTATTAATAAAAGCCCTTATAGTGTCTTTAGCCCAATCTTTGGTTTTACGTGATCGGGGGACTTTTTGTTTAGGTATATGCATTTTCGGTATTATTAGAAGAAGTCACGATTAAAAAAGCTGTTGGCGTCATTCTGCTCTGCTTTTTCGACTTCTAAATTAGATAAGTCTTTCAAGTGGAACATACCTACAAGCATTGCAGATACCCTGTCAAAGTTACCTCTAGAGTTGTATTTAATTAGTTCGTCTATTAATGCAATATCGTATATATAGTGCAAGTTTAACTTAGCTTCTCCTGTTTCTGTCTTGCCCCTCTTAGTCTTCAACCAGTCTCGTAAGTACAGCTCTGCTTGGCTTTTACGCTCTTTGCTACCCATGCTCATGCCGTACTTTCTTCCAAGCTTTTTGATTTTAACATTTTCAGATTTGTCAAAAATCTCAGCTTCTGGCATAAGCATATGTAGTTGCTTTGTACGCTTAGCGTATGGTATTACTTCTCCCCGGTCATTCTCAAATCCTATACGGGCGTTATAATACTCTGAAAGCAAAAATAGTGAATTATTGTATTCATCCTGAGAATCTGGTCGTCCTACATAAGATGCTACAATCATATCGTCAGGACTTGAGATAGAATTGACTCTTTTTATTACATAAGCTGCTCCCAAAGAAGTGCCGTAGCCATCTTGTGCATACGGGTCGTGGACAATAATGTACAGATCGTCAGGTGTAGATCCTTGCGAGTATGGTGCTTGGTAAATCACTACGCATCCTCGGATATCATCTCCTTTTTGAGCAGGAAACTTTTCTATAGGGCGCAGCATGTCATCTGGCATAAACTTTAGACCTTTTTTGCCTGTGATTAGTTTGCCTGCAACACCAATATTCCTGTAAGCCCCAGAGCGCATGAGTTCATTGCGCCATTCTAAAAGTTGAGCAGAAGGAAATATGTTAGAGGTGTGCTGCATAAACGCCTCCTTAGGTGTAAAGGGATACTCTGTAATATGCTTATCTAAAACACCTCCGTCTTTTGTGTCTCTCTTAATCTGCTCACGTCGTGCTTCTTCAGCTTGCTTTGCATTCTCGATATTACTGTTGCCCTGGTTGTCCATGTACCCCACCATGTTTTTGTAGGCTGGAAAAAAGAACCCGCAGTTAGAATGCTCTGAGCCATTGTCCCAAGTATTTTGTACAGGTAAAAGATTGTATGCTAGAGGGTTATAAAACATTGACTCAAAGTCTATAGTTCCACCAGACATGTCTCCACCAGTACCAAACAAAATCATTTGGCCTGTTGTAATTCCGCCATCCTCAACTGTCGGCTTAGTTGCCAAAAATGAAGCTTTGAGGTTGTCGAAAGCTCCGCACTCCTCGAATATCACAATGCTTGCATCTTTACCACGAGCTGCATCAGGGTTGTCTTTAAATGTAATGGCTTCGACTTCGGATTTATAGCCCTTCTCAATAGGCTGCCCACCGACGTACTCTAAAAAGCTAGCCCTTCTGTGATTCTGCTTATCGACAACTTGTCGTCGCTTGCCCCAGCCGGTATGCTCGTTTAAGAAGTTCATATTGTCGGTAACCATAGCCATGATTCCCTTCGGGTACAAGTACTTTTTGTCAAACGCACAAAGTAAAGTGTAGCTGTTTCGATCATTATTGAACGTGTTAGCTACTAAAGCAGCATTCTTGTATGAAAATCCCTTACGTCTAGCTTTACCTACTATCAAATGCCGACCTCCAGACATGAACTCAGGGTCGACAACAGTCGAAAGGTTTAAGCTTTTGTATTTATCTGCAGTAATGCCTTCTCTGGCAATGTTTTGCAGCCAAAAGTATTCGTAGTCTCCATCCCAGAAGTTTGGGAAAGCAACAATCTTTTTATTTCCCTTAGCGGTCAGTTTAATCTGAACGAAGTTCAGGTAGAAGTAGTGGTGACCGGTAATGGTTGTGTCTCCTACAGTATAGCCGTGGGTACAACGACGAAGTCGTTCGGCCCAGTACTCATAATGACCTGCGGTTCCTTCTGGCTGGCTACAATAGTACCCATGCTTCAGGAAGTGTTGAGCGTCACGACAAAACTCTTGAGTATTGACCAGCATCAGTCTTCAAACATTCCTTTTTTACCTCCTCCCTTAATCCGAGTATCACTGGCTTGCTCTTTCTTTATTTTCTCTTCTAGGGTCGAGATGTTGTCTATTACCTTAGGCAGCTTTTCTCCGATTTCTAGCATTCGTTGCACACTACGCACTAATCCGTCTAAGTCCTCAACTTCATCTTGCTTTAGCTCTCTCTCTATACGTATACGCAATGTGTCAATAAGCCTTGAACTGGTCAACAAACCTTCACGGATCGAGGTCAGTGTTTTAATTGTTGGAGTCTGTGCAAATTTGAGATACTTCTCAATGGCTGCTTGCACTTTGAGATCTGGGACGTAGTCCTCCGCCAAACCTAAATCTTTACTTACCCGGATCAACCGCTCGTCAGAAGCATAAATAGCATAAGGGCTTTTGTGGTCGTGCATAAAATAGATGTACGCCAACTCCCGCACACAACCTTGCTTACTTTGACTTCTGTCACGTTTATACAAAGCTTTGAACTCTGGTATCAGCTGCACTTCGGGGTCAGGAACGACCTTAAACTTTTCTTCTCTTAGTAAGCGCATGATTGAGGTTGTATAAACGCCTAGGTTTCACATAAAACTTGCCTAAGTATGGCATACGTACTTGAGAAAAGTCTCCCTTCTCCATAGTCTGGCAAAGAAACTTAAACTGGCTCTCTACTATATCCTGAATCTCTACCAGGCTCCCACCATTCTCCTCTACAATCTCTAAGCAGATTTCTTTTTTTATTTTATTCGTTCTAGCCATATATAGTATAGTCTAATAAATAGCAAAACTCCCCTATAGAAAGTTGACTGTCGTACTGCACACATTGAAGACTCATCAGAGATGCTATACGCATCTCAAAACTCAGAACTACGTCCAGGTCGTACAGCTCATAACTAAGCTGGTACTTTGGAGTCTGAGAAGATGAACTTAAAGGTAATGGAGTCAAGATCAGAGGGGGGTTTAACAATAGGTATATAGCGGTAGACTCCTTTAGAATCCTTACCAATAATTTTCTTGTCCTTCAAGCTCTTTACGTAGTTGTTTAATACACTTACGCTTTTGAAGTTCATAGCATCAGAAACATACTTCCTAGAAGCCATGCTACATGCCACCTCTGGGTCGTACTCTATGAACAACACTAATGAGTCTAACTCCCGTGGAGTCAACCTCAAAATACCATTAAGTAATTCTAAGTAGTTCCTTAGAAAGTTCTTCTTACTTGTCCGAATACTCAGCTCCATTTTGCTCTTGATATTTTGCTACTCTGTCAATCTTACGATTCAATCTCTTCTTGAACAGATTCCTCACATTCTTCAGTAGAAGAATACAACACTGGTTCTCGACAGAAAAGTTTTTCTTCTGTAGTTCATACAACCTGTCAATTAACATAGACACTACCTCCTCATTGGTAGTTCCAGAGTTGTATGCAGATCCCTGCTTCTCAGTAAACCTTACAGTTTGATACTCAGTCTCAGACTTAAAATTATGTAGTCTGTATTCGATACCTGGCTTTACAACATCCATAGCAGTTCTGTTCAAGTATAAATATAAAACTTCTATATAATACTACCGCATTGCCTAGGGTCATGTCAGCTTAGTATAGAGGTTTCTATTATTCTGTGTAAACAAGCTGCGCTATAGTATGGTCTACAAATTCGCCTGAATAGGTGTAAGCCAAAATCAACTCAGAGTCATTAGGCAGAGTATACGCAACAAATATTGCCCCCTCTACCACAGCTATCCCCTCTAAAAATTTTAGCATGTTCCAAAGATATGAGTTTGAGTACCACCACGATTTAACTCCCCCCACCAAAAACGGACAAGAACCACCCCCCTGCTCCGCCTGCAAAGGCAATGACAAACCCAAATTCAACAACATGATTGAAATTAATTCTCTCAGAGCACAGCTCGTCAAAAAGATTGGCGATAACAAGAAGAATGGTCAGAAGTACAAGAAAAACGTTTTCGTTATTCATGCACCGAACCATCCTGCGCCGGAAGGACTATGCATTATCGATGCCTTTCATACCAAGGCTCTTTACCAAATGATTGGTGAGGCCAAGGTGGACAGGCTGAGACAAGGCGTAAACTTTCCTGCAGTGCAGCAGACGAATGATGGCGATTGGATGCGCATCACAGTGCGTCCGAAGGTTAACGACCCTAGAAAGTCGTACTTCGACATCACACCCTGCTCAGCTCCTAAGTGATTACGGGGGGCTAACAACCCCCTTAACGCATCACTATCATCAGCACGACAACACTGCATGCATTCTCATACCAGGGAGTGTGTGCAGTGTTTTCAATGAATTTGGGTATTCAACACGACAAAACTTTCATTGATATAAACTTTACAACTACTCTCATGAACATTGAAGCAAGACAAAAACGTGAAGAGCTATGCTCTACATTACAGCAACAGCATACCACAGCATGGAATGAGTACCACATGTTGGTGCAAGATCTAAAGCAGCACATCCCTTCAGATAAGCAGGATGAGGTTATGACTATCGTGAAGCGCATGTGTGATGCACACGGCAAAGTCATGGTAGCTAACCATCGCTACGAGGAAACAATGAAATCTTGAACACAACAAGCAAGACAATGGGTATAGTATACTTAGGGATATTCCTACCACAGAAATCTATTGACCAGCTATTGGTTCCAATAGACACAAACATCAAGCATCCACACATTACCATGAAGTACTATGGTACATGGAATCTTGATAGGCTATCTGAAGAAGATCACAGTAAAGTAGGAATACATACTGAGATACATCCTTGGGCTATGATTACCTCTAAGGATATTGATGTCCTTATATGTAGAAGGAGTCATGAAGGGATGGGTGATATGCCGCATGTCACTCTGCGGGCGTCTAATGGTGCTTTGCCTGTGAACTCTAACAAGTACACAGAAGCATACACTAAGATATTCAAGGCTAGGGTATTCGACTCTAGTCCTCTTGGTGATGCTCAATACGAAGCCCTAGACTTCTTTGCCAAAGAGCATCCAGATGCTAAAATCTTCAAGTATGGTACTATTTCACCCATTGCCGCAAGGTGGGGTGTATATACTAGCGAAGGTGTTAAGTATCAACTGCCATCTAAAAGACTGCCAGGCCCAGATACAATAAGTATCCACCATCCAGACAACTGGAGGTGTATCGAGCCTGAGTATGATGCATATGACTAATAACATGATTATGAAGAACAACGCTATTCTTACAGCACTAGTCTCTTTTATTACATGTATCTATACATGTACCATTGGACTACTCGTAGGTCTCATCAACTCTGATGACCTACATCCTGACCCCAACGCAACACTTCTATTGGCTCTCATTGGAGGGCTAATAGTTGTGTGCCTATGGATTGCTTTAGCATCTGCCAACAACAAAGAATCTTAATCATGTTAATACATCAAGTAATTATCTTACGAGGTCTGCCCGGTGCCGGTAAAACTACCGTGGCTTCTACCTTAGCATTAGCGTCACGTGGTACAATATGCTCTGCTGACCAATACATGGTTGACAGCAATGGCGAGTACCACTTCGACCCAAAGCGACTGAAAGATTGTCATAACCTCTGCTTCGATAAATTCTGCAAAGAGTTAACCAATGCAGTTCAAGACAAGCATTACGACCTTCGTAATCAGGCGTACACTATCATTGTAGATAACACCAACACTCAGTATTGGGAGTTCCAGAAGTATATCAACAAAGTAGCGAACGTGAATCTTCTGCTGAAAGAACTCGGCTCTAGCGACAAATTCATTGTTACTCAGCTCATCGTCGAGAATCCATCAGGATTTCAGTCTACACATGATGTTCCTAGTGCTACTATCGCCGCGATGAAAGACCGGTTTGAGGTTTATTTAGGTCCAGACCATCAGCTTAGTGACTGTCAGGAAGAACAGGTTCAAGAACATCCACCTTACGAAGAAGACGAGTGTGTAGGGTGTGGCAATTTGTATGATGTCAATGACCCACATTGTGAATGCACTGATCGCGAGGAGCAAGCTCAGGCTATGATGACCGAAGACATGCAAGATTCTATAGACCCTGACTATGATGAATAAGACTCTAACTAAAATGAGTAGTAGACAGATTCAACACATCTTACGTGATGAGCTTAGGAATCAAAAGCTCAAGCACAGGTCTATGGCATATTTAGCTGACCGGCATCTGTCAGAACTAAAGAAGTATGCAGCCCTTAAAAACTTTGAGCAAATAGATATTCAATCTCGTTTGCACTCTGAGTTTTGCCGAGAGCAACATATATCTAGTGTTGAAATCACGCGTTTAGAGAAAGAGCTGAAATATCAGCAACCTGCACCCAACAGAGTTGCTAAGTTTGTGATGAAACTTAAGATGAGGTTTAACCTATAACATTGTATGATGCCTTGCCTAGGCACCTCAATCTTAAGTAACACGGGGTTTGACTGTGCCTTGTTACCCAATTCAGTTACTATCTAAAAGTCCTACGCTAATCAATCGTAGGCATTATTTATCAGTCAAGCAATAGTGTACGTGTTACCGCTTGATGTATAGACCACGTACCTGTCCCAGCTTGGACAGCTTAGTCATAGTTAGAGGGGGTGTAGCTGTTAGTGACGACTACGGTCTCAGTACACCCCTTCCATTTCAGCACAGTCAGGTTTGATAAGCATTTCATTTCATCAGAATGGATTACAAAATGCTTATGTGGTTCAATTCCACACTGTGCTCAATCAACTAAAACATCGAATACACACAAGATGGATATCAGCAAAACAAAGTTCATTAAGAACCTAGTGTTCAAACAGAGAAGCTACATCGAAGGAGGCAAAGTGTCTTACGGTGACAACCAGAGACACATCAACTATCAAGCTTGGCTTCACCTTCCAAACAAGTACAAGCTCTCAATTATCACTGGCCCTGTTGGGACAGGACTAAAATCTGTTCCTAACGTCTATGAAATTGGGTTCTTCTCTTCACTTCATGGAGAGATGATTAAGGCACACAAAGAGGTGTACTGTTTCACCAACAAAGAAGGTGTAGAGAAGGAAGTTATTGACTACGATAGCACTGCTGGCTACTTCACTCTTGAAGGGCTTGAAGAATACCTCGTAGAGATTAGTGGGCGTCCAACTCGTACCATCGAAATGGAGATCGAAGAGGGTTACCTCTGTTCAGTACATAAGACAGAGTTAGAATACTCTACCAATAGCCAAGTAATGGAACGCGTGTGTCCTAAATGCGAACCTGGACTCTTTAAATCTGAAGCCGAGTAATCATGAAAACTATTAAAGAAGATATCTTTTTAGGATGGACAGCAGGTGAACTAGCTATAACATACAAAAGGGCAGCGCTAGATGGACCAACCATCAAAGCACCTGAGCATACTATCAAACTACTACGTAGATGCTACTCAGATACTATTGAGATACGTGAGTCAGCTATATGCATAGGTATATCCCGCGCTAATAGAATACGCTCAGTATTTATAGTAGGGGAAGGCGGTACAGCCGGATGCGTGATTGACCCTAAGCTAGTATTCAGCAGACTGCTGCTAGAAAACTGCTCTGCCTTTATCTTATCTCACAACCATCCTAGTGGCAACACAAACCCTAGTATGGCAGATAAGAAATTGACACGTGATTTTCGAGCTTGTGGTAAAGTACTCGACATACCCTTGCTCGACCACATAATAGTCACCGACAACTCACACTTCTCGTTTGCTACACACGATATGCTATAACACTATCATCATGCCGCATCCTAAACTCACTCCGACACTCAAGTCCAAGTATCAAAACAAATGGTACAAGGCCTTAGTAGACAAGATCCAAAAGGATCCCAATGTTCCAGATTGCGAAAGAGTTCAACTCAAACAAGGGTATATATTCATTTCTCGTGCTGTAGAACTTGTATTCGAGCACAGCGCAGAAGCACATGCTCTTCTACTAGAACTAAATGAACAGGAACACCTGGATACAGATCCAGATGCTACTCGTCTTTTTGATCCGCAATAACTCTATTTCGGAGATACGCTAGTTCTTGATGAAGCTCTCCTATCATTTGTATGAGCTTTAAGTTTTGCTGACGCAACTCATCTATTGTTGATTCCAAATGCTGGATTCTATCCATCATTTTCAGTATAAGTTTCGTCTTCTTAAACATCATTGCAGAGTATTCTCAAAAATACGATAATTATAGTAAACTATGACGTCTATACTTCAAACAGCTGAGCGCAAACACATGCATTCTATTGTTCAATCATATGAATCTATCAGAATAAACTTAATATTAGTTTACCTCTTGATTTTTCTGTGTCTACTTTCTATGTGCCTGTTTGCCCTTATAAGCAAATCATACACTGCAGATCTGTGTATACAATTCGTACACTCCCTAGGTTTTTTGTATATTGGTATTCGGTATGCTCATACCCGCATACTGCTGAAAAAAGCAAAAGAACAATATGACGTTGCCTTCGAAACCAGAGGTGTCCTCTGAACCAGTACGAATTTATACTTACTTCCGCAGCGGAGTAGAATTGATTAGCCCCTCTCTGAATATTTCTTTATCCAGGAATGATGGGCATCAACAAGTAACTTACATAGAGTACAACTATGATGAACCCTCCTGATGACCCAGAGCTTAAGCTCTATAGTGGCGACGTATTTTTAACGATATGCGTTGTACACACAAAGACAGAAGCTTCTTCTATAGAAGAACTAGAGCAAGACACTCTAAAAGCTGTCAGACGTTTGCTTTCTCCTGATAGTTCAGAGATTGCTAGCATCAACATAGAGTTAGAAGACTCTGATTTAATGCAAGTCAATCGCGAGCCAGACTGGTGGGATAAAGTTGATGAGGCTAGGGATCATCTTAAAAATAAATAATCTAAATGGCTACGATTTTTGAAAATGTATTCAAATGTGTAGTAGTGCGAGACAAACAATATCGCACTGCTTTCTATTCTCACACAGCAGAACTAGCTAAGCGAGAAGCACGTATTTATGTACGTGCAAACAAAGACAAAAACATTACTTATGAAATCACACAGCCTGTACAGGTATTTGTGAATAGGCCATATATCTAATATCTATATGTACTTGCTCATATCAAATAAAGCAGTATATTTGACTGTGTAGTATAGAGTATATGCAAGTAAGAATGTTTTTCCAAAGTACCTCTTGCACTCACAATATAGACTTCATATATGTGACGAAAGAGACGTTGTAAGCAGTTTGTTTTATTTGGTTATAGGTAAGAGGGCTTCGGCCCTTTTACTTTTTCTTCGTGTTTCGGCGACGAGATGAGGGTTTTTTCCCCTTCTTCATGCCATTACGAGCACGATTCTTTGACTGTGATTCCATCACAATCTTACCGCCTTTTGTATGGGAGGCATCCTTTTTATCCTTATTACCATACGTCCCTGCGCGTCTGTTAGCTCTATTAGCAGCGACGCGCTTCTTTACCGCTGATTTTTTCTTCTGGTATTGAGCATCATACTTACGCTTCTTTGCGATACTCCTCGCAGTCATGCCACGTTGTTTATACGTGCGCCCTTTACCAGCTAATGAGTTACGTGCCATGCCCTAAAATTTAATCAGTACTAATTTAAATCTTTTACCTCTATTTTTTAAGTATCATGAGTAATCAAGCTAAGAACTTTGTTCGTGTAGTATCCCATTCTATTCAATCAGACAAGAATGGTCGTGAGTATAACCGTGTGACTCTTCAACAGTTGCAGGGTCGTGAAGAGATTGCTGACCCTGAGACAGGCGAAGCACTGGCTGTCATTGGTCCAGAGATGACTGTCAATATTACTGGATACAAAATCCCGTACTACTTTGAGCTGGATGACCCGAAGGCACGTCCTGATTATGTGTGGAATGCACGTGAAGGGCAGGCTATTCAAGGTGTCATTGTTCGCACTACGGTAGAGCCATATATGATTGGTGAACGTACTGTCTCTACAGCTACTGTGTTTGTGCAGGGCGATCCAGACGGTGCCGACTTTGAGATGCGTAAGTCTCAAGCCTTTGAGCGTAGCGGTCGCACAATTGTACATCTCGGTGCATTGTTTAGTGACGACAGCGTAGTACCTACTCGCGGCAATCGCATTGTAGTACCCGTGTCAAACGAGTCTATCGAGATTTGAGCACTAAGTAGGTCTTAAGAAAGGGGGAGTGGCAAATGCTGCTCCCTCTTTTTATTATCGAGAAGTAAAATATTCAACATGCCAGTAAAAATACCAACTGAACCTAATGAGGTAGTATACCGTGATAAGAACGGTAGAGAGTTTAGCATCGACCAATTAAGCGAAAGCCAGCTCGCGGTAGCACTGTATGATATGTTGCAGAGAAAAGCCAGACATAATCATAAGGTAAATAAGATGTTTGACGTAGCTGACAAGCTTAGTCAAGTCGTTGTAGCTATCCACAAAGAGCAAGCATCACGCAAGGCTCCTATCACACTAGAGCCTTACTATAAATTGCAATGTGCTGCAGACCAAGGCACATTGACATGGGTGCAAACCCAAGTAAACCTCGTGATAGAAGAGGATGAGTAACTAATTTAACGTAGTGAAATACGTTATCTACCCTCCATCAGTATCTGTCCCTGACTCTACACAGTATGAGCGTATGACATTTAACAATGCGTGTGCTGCATTGCATAGTGCTACATTCTTATACATAGACTTAGAGACTACAGGTTTTGATTTTCTCAATGATGATATACTTACTGTACAGATGGCTACCGATCATCTTAATCAGTATGTATTCATCTTGGGAGATGACCTAGATATACCTGACTTGATACCTACCCTAGAATCAGCATCTATGCTTGTAGGTCACAACATAAAATTTGATCTCAAGTTTCTACGTCGAGAGCCATACAGCTATTCAGCTAAGAAGGTGTTCGACACTATGATTGTAGAACAGATACTGGTCAATGGCACTAATCAACGTGCGTCTCTACTAGCTGTGGTTCAACGCTACTGCCAAGTAGATTTAGATAAATCTGTCCGCGCATCATTTGGCAATACCAATGGGAATGTTATGCTCACTGAACGTCAGATTCTGTATGCTTTAGACGACGTAGTATACCTACCAAGTATACTCACGACGCAGATAGAATCTCTTCAAGAGCACAATCTTATGAAGATTGCTGAACTAGAATGCCATGCTGTCCTCGCCTTCACTGAGATAGAATACAACGGTCTCAGTATAGATGTAGACCGGTGGAAGAAACAGGTAGAAAGTCTTAAGGTTGAAGCTATACAGCTAGAGATCGATATGAATACTATGGTCGACACCGACCCAGTATTTGATTCGGCTCGACATACAACATATCAAACGGATATGTTCTTATCAGATTCTGACGTATCCGGTACACGTATTAACTGGGAGTCTCCTATGGAAGTGCTCAAAGTATTTCAGTGTATCGATAAGAAGTTAGAATCTTTTGGAGATAGCGAAATCATCAAGATGATGAGCAAGACTAAGCTCGCACCTATGATGAAGGAGTACCGAGAAAAGTCCAAGAAAGTATCTTCCTTTGGAGATAAGTTCTTGTCTAATATGTGGAGTGATGGCAAGATTCATCCTCGATTTATTCAGATCAAAAGGACTGGTCGTGTATCCTGTAAAGAACCTAACATGCAGCAGATACCTGCAGATAACAGCTATCGTAACTGTTTCATCACAACGCCAGGTAATGTCTTCGTGTCAGCTGACTACTCTTCCCAAGAGTTATGCATTATAGCGCACGGGTCTAAAGACCCTGTGTTTAATCATGCTTTGCAGCAGAAGCATGATTTGCATTCTGTATGTGCAGAGCTTGTATTCGGACAGGAATGGAAAGATGCTGCATTAGATGACTGCGCATATTATGCCGGCAAGAAAAAATGCAGCTGCCCTGAACACAAGAAGCTACGGACTACTGTAAAGAGTATCAACTTTGGACTTGCTTATGGTATGGGGCCGAAGAAGTTATCTGAAACTATGAGCATACCTATGAAGGATGCTTCAAGTTTAATAGATAAATACTTCCAAGCTTTTCCAACTATTAAAGAGTTCCTAGATTCACAATCACGTTACGGAGTACGTAACGGTTGCATCAAAACATTCGACCCTTGGGGACGTATACGTTGGTTTGACGATTGGTCACCAGGGTATATGGACATGGCAATCAAGGGAAGGATAGAAAGGATTTCAAAAAACACACCTATTCAAGGTACTGCAGCAGACATGACTAAGCATGCCTTAGTACTTTGCCACAGCTATATCAGAGATAACAACTTCCCTGCTACTCTCGTCATGACTGTACATGATCAAATAGATACAGTCTGCGCAGAAGAAAATGCAGATGAGTGGGCTGCTATTCTAAAAAAGCTAATGGAAGAAGCAGCACAACACATAATGGGAAATGACCTACTCAAAGCAGAGGTCGAGATAACAGAAAAATGGAGCAAGTAAAAACCCGCATAAGAGTACCTAATAAAGAGTACTACTTGATGAATCAGCAACAGCGTATTAATTACTGGGCTGATTATTTGAACCGATTAACTAGTTACATGGCTATTGAGGAGAGCCTATCTCCCCTACAAATTCAACGGATTTCTAACGAGATTCAACACATAACCCAATACCTTAAAGTTTTAAGTAATGCCCCAGCACGTACCCATAAAAGCGGGACCGACCTCTCGCCAAGCAATGTTTGATGTACCTGTACCTACAGCAACACGTACATATGGACCTATACCTAACGCAGACCTCTACAACTTTGTAGTTAGTCGTATCAAAGAACAGAACCTCTCTATTACCAATGAATCTTTTGGTACAGATGCGGGAGGACAAGTGATGCTATGCAAGTTGCACATCTCTAGCAATGACCTAGAGATGGACCAAATGCTAGCCTTTTGGAATAGCTACAATAAGACTCGTGCAGTAACATTTACTACTGGCAGTGTAGTGCGCGTATGTACAAATGGCATGATGTGGTCTGATGGAGATATCCAAAGACACAGGCACTACCGGGATCGTTGGCAATCTATTCAAGACGACCTAGGTAAGGCTATCGATAAGATTGAACCTAAGTTCAAGAAGTGCCAAGCGCTGCGTAAAGAATGGAAGCGTGTGCCTATTGACTATACTAACACCGGCAAGCTTGCAGGGCAGCTATATTTTGACAATATCATTACGCCTCGTATGCTTAGTGATATCAAGAAAGAGACAACAGAGAGTGAGAACTTCTCATATGTCAATGCCGATGGTGAGCTTCGTGGCAACATGTGGCAGTTCTATAACAACTGCACTCAAGCATTGAAGCGTAGTCGTGCCTCTACTTACGGTGAGTACAATGATCGGTTGACTAAGCGGTTGGCTCACGTCACTGGTCATGCCGACATTGTAATGGGAGACTAAGATGGACATCCGTGAACTCTCAACAGTTCAAGCGGCACTGAGTGAGGCCCAGCGTGTAAGTAAAGCACTGACTATTAGTAGCCAGGATAAGTCTTTCTTCCGCTGGGCTATACTCAAAGGCCCCCACCCAAAGACCTCAAGCAACGAAATATTCTACATACTTGTAGATCTACGCACTCAATACACCGTATGCTATATACGTGACTTGAACAAGCTTGAGCAGAAGTGTAAGAAGCACAATGTAGATGTAAATAGGATTGTGCTCCAATTCAATACATAATGGCACACTCTTTTCATCACAGCCAAAGTTCTGCACGAATTCATGGTGGTACACCTGACGACTACTTACCTATCCATAATTGGTTAGATGCAAGTAAATCCTCATATGCTGACCACCGACACCGCGCCCTAAGACATCACACTCTTGGAGTCTTTTGGGCAGAAGAACATTTCGGTGTCACAATAACCAACAGTGATGGCAAAGAAGTTCCAGTTAGGACAATTGCCGAACAGCACATCCGAGAAGATCTCGGACGTATACCTACAGTAAAAGACTGGCTCCAAAACCTACCCAAAGAGTTCTGGATGACCGGTCGTAAACTACCTCAACATGCTATCAGCTGATATACTTCCAAAAGCACTCAACACTATCATCAATGAATGCTATGCTCTATCTCGTGTCACACCTACTGACTATCCTGTCATCAAGATTAACTACCACGGTGTAGGTGATTCAGGCGGCATAGAATCAGTTATGTTCCTTACTCCCAAAGGCGCTGAACTGGCTCACAAGAATGAGATTCCTCCAGTCTTCCCTAGAGAAGAGATGCAGGAATACTACGCTACTACTACGCATACTTATGTATACAATGCAAATGAGTCTAAAACATGTATTGTTCCTTTAGAGATAGACCTCTGTGATCCTAAAATGTCATCCGGTTGGGCTACCATAGAACAATGGATATACACTAGATTTTCACTTTGCGAAGTAAATGACGGGTGTATGGCTGACATTTTCGTTGATCAACCTATGGGAGCTATCTGGGGTACACGTACAGATTTTGTCACTGAAGAGCACGTTACACAGTTCCGGTATGAAAATTGATTTAAACAAACTTGCAAGACAAAAACAAGTCATCAAAAGGTGGACTGAATCAGGTAGACGTGGAACACTAGAAGCTGTGACAGGTTTCGGAAAGACTTATGTATCTCTCCTTATCCTAAAAAACCTCCAGGAAAATAAACCAGAAGGTACAGCCTTAGTTATTGTGCCTACTACTAACCTTAAAGGTCAATGGGAAGCTGGGTGTCGTAAACTAGGAATTACCAACACTCAGGTAATGGTGATTAACACCGCTGTGAAGACAAGTCATAAGTGTGATTTGCTTGTACTTGATGAAATTCACAACTATACTTCGAAGATCTTTGGCACCATCTTCGAAATTGTAGACTACAGTTACATCCTTGGATTGACTGCTACTCTAGACACTGAAGACCCGCGTTTTTATCTCATTGATGAGTACGCACCTGTCATAGACCGAGTAACTCTAAAAGAAGCTGTCGATAACGGTTACGTATCGAAGTTTTTGATACTGAACCTCGGTGTACGGATGAATGCCGAAGAAGCTAGTACATACAAAGAAATTGTCGATTCATACTACAAGCACTTTGCTCTATTCAATAACCGCTACAACATCGCTATGAGTTGTGGCAACAATCGCCAATACTTGCAGGCGTACACCCAGCAACTTAACGGGTGGACAGAGCAAGAGGTGCTGAATAAAGCTCGAGCTTGGAGAAAGGCTATGCAAGCTAGAATGACATTCATCTATAACTCTGTAAGCAAGCAAGAAGCTGCTAAAGAAATTATAGATATGTATGATGTTCCTATGATAACCTTCAGTCAGAGCGTAAAATTTGCCTCAGAATTAGATAAAAAAACACAGCCTTGGAGCAAGGCATTCCACAGCAAAATCAACAAGGCTAAGCGTAAGCAAATCCTTGAAGATTTCTCTGACCCTAAAACAGATACTCACATCATCCATACTGCAAGAGCTTTGGATGAGGGTTTTGATGTGGATGGAATTGAATTAGCAATAATTTGCTCAGGTTCTGGAACTCCAAGACAGGATCTTCAACGTACAGGCCGTGCAATCCGTTGGAAAGAAGGAAAGCTCGGCGTTGTAATAAACCTTTATCTAAAAGATACACAAGATGAA